CTTGCGTAAGCCCCTTCCAACCCGCCGAAGCGTAGCCTTCAAGCCGAGTGGAGAAATCTTCGTTGAACGCATCCCGATTTTCATAGGTGTAACTGGGCGGCGCTCCGGTCATATGGGAGTACACAAGCGCGTCTGTAGCCCGCTGCGCCTGATCTTGGTCTAGGGATGGAGCCGCAGGTTGATACTGCGTCCAGGGACCATTGCTGGGCGCAGATGAAGTAGGGGAAGCAACAGGCTTCGCGTATTGTTCCCAAGGTCCAGGCATTATTTTTTCACCTGCTCCCAATTCGACATCTGGCCAGGATCACCGCCTTTGAATTTGTATCCATCAACTACGGCTCCTACTTCAGGCGCTTGCCGTGCCGCAGATTCCTGATCTGCAACCGACTTCATCGTCTTCGGAAAGGCGTTCGTTATGACTTGATGCTCTGCCCATGTCCCAAGTCTGCTGAAGAATCCCGGTTGCGATGTGCCAGGGGCAGCGGTTGGCGTAGCGAGTTGCGGGTACACGATCTGGTCAAGACGGTTCTTAATGTCTTTCTCAACATGGGGCCGAACGGTTTCACTGGCAAACTTCATCAGGTCTGTGCCGGTAACCCCCTCTTTCGCTCGCTTGAGCATGGCGATATTGGCCTCGCCTACATCTGAGAGAGTCATAACGCCTTGATTCGCCGCGTCCTCGAAAATCTTCATTGCGGATTGGAAGTTGGGGTCTGCCTGCGCACTCCGCATCTCCACGACGTGTAGAGCATCGGAATACTTCATTTTAGGATTACTCTTCATCAAATCTGGAATGTCGTTCCTAGTCAGGTATCCGGGCTGTGATCCAAGACGCGCCACAAGTTCGTAACTGTCCTCTGTCGCTTCCTGCCTTGCCAACGCCCGCTCTTGCAAGTTGCTGGACCGAATCTCTGCTATCTGCCGCTTGCGCTCCATCTCAAGTGCGCTTATTCCACGAGGAGACAAACCCTCTTTCCCAAGAGCCGTTACCTGAGACTCTGACATCTTCATCACGTTGGGAATATACTTTGCAATGATATTTTGGTCTTTGTCTCCCTGCTCTTTCTCCCACTCCGCCCTCTGGCGCGTGACCTCTTGCTGCAACTTCTCTCCCATTACGCGGTCAGGTTTCCCATCAGGAGTAACAGCCCCTATACTCTTGAGAAAGTCTCCATCATCGACAGCGTTCTCTCGCGCCTCGTAATCTCCCTTCCCGTTGTTTGTATACGGGAACTTATCGAAAGCATCGTGCATGTTGTTGAGGACGCTGTTCAGGTTTTGAGACTCGGCAAGATTATTCAGTTCACGGTCCTTCTGTTCCGCCGCCGTCAGAGTTGTGTTTCTTTCGGCTAAGTTCATGCCGTCTACTAGAGGACCGTTCCCGCTTTTGAGTTGAGAAATTACCGCTTGCCTGTCAGCCGATTTAGGGCTGTTCGCCAGCGCCCCAATCGTATCCATCTTGGACGCTTTGAGCCACTTGTCGTAATGCGCGTCGGCCTGTTCCTGGGTCATGGTTCCATGCTTGACCGATGATGCAAGCAAAATCTTCTCATCGTTTTCAGCTAAGGTCGTATCGCCGCCAGCGGCAGCGGCAAGCACGTAATCCCCGCTGTACTTTGTGCCCAACATATCATTCGCGGCCAGATCATTTTCCGTGGTGACTTTCGCTTGCCTCACGGTCGCCAAATCTTGTATTCCTATGCTTTTATGTGCGCCGTAAAGCTGCAACGCTCTGGACACTTTCGGATTCTTCTGTGAATTTACAGCCTCTTGCGCTTGCTCTTCAAAGCCCCGCTGAATGTCTTGCATCTGCTCTGGGGTAGTTGCCTTCCCTATCGCGGCGTGTGCATCAGCTTCGAGCTTATCTATTCCCACTTCCCCCATCTTTACATCTACTGTTTCTTGCGCCTCCTGCATTTTCTGGGCAACATGGAATCCCATCTCCGCCACGCTGCCCATTTGCTCCGCGGCGTTCGCTATTGCCGCGCCTGGTTGACCGGTAATACGGGGGTTCATCTCCGATTTAGGAGTCAGTGTGGGGGCTACGGATTGAGGAATCTCTGGCATACTAAAACCCCGGTACTTGGTCTAGTGGATTGTTAACAGGGCGGGACGAAGAGTTCATCGACGTTGCGGCCATCATCCCAGCCTGTGACAATCCAGAAATAGCGGTGCTGATTCCGCCTATCGTGCCTGACCACGCCGCCACCTTGCCATAATACTTTTGCAGCGCCGCCTCTTCCGTGCCGGCCTGAGACTCGCTTTCCTGCTCTACTCCACTCTGCGCGGCGGTGTGCGCCATCATCAGCAAGGGTGAGCCGGAAGCAATGTCCACTCCAGCCCTTGCGTAAGCCGTCGCCTGCTTGCCAATGAGGTTGGAATACCTTGCCTCAGATGTCTGCATTTTCTGCTGCATCTGATCGAGAGAGATTTGCGCGTTGTAATCGTAAGCGCCTTGCTGCTCCTGGCCTTGCTCATACTGCCCGAAGCCAGCAGCTATTCCAGCGAAGGCTTTGTCTCCGGCGAAGAGCATCATCAGAGATTGTGGGTCCATCAGCCCTCCTCGGCCACGGAAAGTCGTGGGGTGACACTGCGCAAGGTGTACGGAAACGGATCGCTATGCACAATATGAATTGTACCTTCATCCGTCCACTCGGCGTCTAAATCATTGATTACGTTGCCGGTAAACAGCGTTGCCGGACTTCCGGGAGGCAGTGGATTCGGAGTACCCTGGGTGTAGTCGATGCTGTAGATGTGCGTTGAGTCCGTACCCACCATGCCGCCGATCGATTCAAACATCGAAAGGTTGACGCGAGTGAATTTCTGCCTCTTGCTCTTCGAGGTATTCTTCTGATCGCCGAGGACTGGATTCATAGGTTCAATCGTGGATGAGTAGGGAAGCCCGATGGCGATCTGGTTGGCGTAGGAGCCGAAAACAACTGCGTCCGCCGTAACAATTCCGGTGAAGATCACCGCCTCATCCCCAACCGCCGTGACGTTCTGTCCCATCAGATAGCTCATTCCGGTAACCTGGTTCGTCACCTGCTCAACTGTTCCCCCGCCGGTGTAGGCTCCCCATGCGGTTGAGTCGCTGCCTTGAAGCTGGAAGGTATCGCCGCTCACGTTGGCCACGGTCCATGCCTGCAAGAGATTAGTGTTCACCTGCGTCATGCCCTGAGTATTTGCAATGGCTACCGTCTGCCCATTCACGAGCGTGTGACCCGGCGCTGTCACGACGGCCGGAACCGCATTGGTTATCCCGGTTATATTGAACGGGCCCACTCCCTGCCACTGGAGGCCGCAATTTACAAAGAAGGCGTTCGATAACTGGCCGAACAATTCCTGCGGCATGAAGTATTCCACGTACCGCTGCGTTACGCCGTTGATGGTGCGGTTGACCACCACCACGATCTGATCTTCTTGATTCTGCCCGGAGATAACGGCAACAGACTCAATCAATCCGGCTCCCATATTTACTCGGAACCATGCGTACACCTGATCTTGCGTATTGAAGACTTGGCCGATCAACTGGCCATCGTTCCGCACGGCCCAGTAAATCGGGTACGGCTCCATCTGAAACGCAGTCTGCGCGAGGCCTGACATTGCCGCAGATGTGCCGATGGTGATGTTGCGGTTGAGCCGAGTCAGATCGGTATTGTCCCACTGGTTCGTTACGAAGTTGTAGGCCAGAAACGTGACAATCCGCGCCGACCTGCTAACGAAGATGGCCGAGCCGTTCACCACTTGCGGCTGCAATGCGCTTACGCCTCCAGAGCTTTGCTGAGACGCAGTCACATTGGTTTGACTCAGCGCCGAACTATTCGATCCGGCCACAATCCATATTCCACCAGATGTGCCGATAACCAGAGCGTTGGGTGTTCCCACCATGTTGAGAAGCTGGTTCACCTGGTTTGACACAAGGGTGTACTGTACGGCGTAATCGTCCGCATTCGGGTCGCAGATGAAATCAGGGTAGTCGTCCTCAACAGAACCATTCAGTTGCGTCGGGTTATTGTTGCTGCCGCCAACCATTAGCCGTTCCTGATATAAAGCGCCGCAAGCGGGGTAATCTCCAGTCGCCGCGAACATCGCCACCACCTGCACAGCGAACCCGCCGCCTGTGTACTGCTGATAGCTTGAAGAATCAATGCTCGCCCCGGTGTTGGGGTCTTGAGGCGTGAAGTACCAACCAATGCCGGTGACGGTAGTTATTACCCCCGCAGAATCAGTTACCGATATTCCGACTGACCCATAAGTCATTCCTGAGACAAGAAATTCTCCCTCATTCAGACTGACCAGCCCAGAACATTCGTTGATATAAATTCTGCTTCCGTTCTGAAATGGTTGCGAGGATGGACTTGAAGCCAACACAACTACGCAAGGGTTTGCCTGAGAAATCAAAGTGATGTTCTGACCTAGCGCGGAGTACCCAGTCTTCACCACGTCCAGCGTGCCTCGATACGCCGGTTCTCCCGATTGCTGGCCGGGGAGCGTTAGGCTGTAAACCCATGAATTTCCACTTAATCGCTGAATCATTCCTGGAGGATAGTTGGGGTGGAATATCCACAGAACATCCGCGCTTTGAGTGCTGCAATCGAGAGCAAACAAATCAGATTCAAGGTATGGAGTTGCCAACTGCACGGGAATTTCCGGAACATTTACCTCATTCCAATACGACGCATTGGGGATGTCCGCAGGATTGAATGGGAACTGATCGTATTGATTGGGAGTGATACATGAGGCAACAAGATTCACGTTACTCCATGTGGCTTGATTGGAAGATGGAGCGGTGATCCACGGAGCAGCATAGTAAACTGAGTCGGGCGTAACGGTCCATAGGGAAGTGCTCACATAATTGCTGCTTCCATTGTTTAGTGAAACAAGAGATTGGATTGCCGACTGAATCAAAGCGGCTGCGTTATTTGCAGCAGTCGTTTTCGCCAATGCGATACTAATCCCCTGATTTGGCGACGTTCCTGTTGCCGTCACGCTCAACACATCAGAACTGTTGACTGTCACAATGATTGGAACTGTGTATGAGTTATACGTTCCGTATGGGGAACAGATATATAGAGTGCCGTGCGACGGCTTGACTATGCTGGCAAATGGTCCAACATTCACCGTGTTTCCATACACGTACGCCGTCTGGGGGTTATAGTTCGACCCTAGAGATGGTGAGTTTAAGATTGAAGCCGTGCACGTCCCATAGCTTCCGGTAACACTTGCGGTGGGTGGCGTCATGCCCCCTGAACCGGCACTGACAGTTACCTTAAACTGTAGGGTATTGAGGTTGGACAAGCCAGATAATCCAAAGTTGTAGGTTCGGCTATAGGAGCCTGTCTCGCTAAAACTCCAACCTCCAAAACTAATCCACGTTGCTCCGCTATCGATTGAATATAAATAGTTTACGGACCCTCCACCTCCGCCATTCGATCCCCCAGATACTGATCCATTCGCATTCACCGATACGGATACCTGAATGCTCCCAGTCACAGGGACGGAAGAAAACCCTGAAGTTGTTGCAGAGTTTGTCGAGTTTCCTCCAGTAATAGAAGTGGACGCGCTAGTGCCCGGAATAGACCAGCTTCCTCCTCCTCCTCCCCCCCCGCTTCCGCTAAATGGAACCTGCAAAGCCAATCCAAGTGACCAACTACCTTCAGTCGCACCTTCCCAGATGCGAACCATTCCGGCAGACAATTCTAAAATAGCTCCTTGGTCTGTCGAGAACTGGAACGGAACAAGGCGGCTTTTACCGTTGCTGGCAGTCTGCATGGTCTCACTGCCCACTGTCTGCGTTGGCGTGATCGTATAAGTGCCCGTGCCGCCCGTCCCTGTGCCGTAGGCGCTCACGGAGGTGCCAGAGGCTACCCCAACTCCCACAATCGTCTGCCCGGCCTGTAGAACTCCGTAGTTGACCGCTGTGACGCTCATGGTGGTGCCAGCGATGGACGCGGTGAACATTGCCCCGCCGTTGGCTGTGGCCCCGACGAAGTACGTTCCCGGCATTTTCTTTGCTCCGCCCTCTACCAGCGGAACAAAATTTTCCAGTTTTTTACACGCGCTCCCGTACTTGGCTAGGTCTGATCTATCTGATACTAAACCACTTACCTCTCCGGTGTTCAGCGAGTTAATCAGGATATTGGCGTTCACCGATGCGCCCCCCACGGTCCGAACCGGCGCCCCGCATTAATCCACGACTCGCTCCCGGACTCATCCTGCAAATAATCGCATTCTTGCTGTGCCGCTGCGGAGTTGAGAGTCGTGTAGTACATCTGCATCATGCTCTGAGCTTTCTTCGCATCCTCCGTGATTGCCAGCGCCAGTTCTCCAGCAAGCCGATACGCAAGGCAGTTCACGAAGCCGGGAAGCAACTGCGTAAAGTCTGTGATGAGCCGGATGTAGTTGATGATGATGGGTCGGACGTTTGTGTAAGTATCGCAGTGCGGATAGTTGGTCAAGAGATTGTTGGTGTACGAAACCCCATCGGCGTTCAGAACCGCTTCGATGACGTACGGGCAAGCCTCATGCGGATGTACAGGAATATCGCGGTGGCGGAACCAGCCGTACCCCTCGCCGCCCCAACCCCACTCGGCCGCATCGGCAATGCGGCGCTCCTCCGGTATCTCCCTGGGGCGAACCAGCCTCAGGTAATCCGCGGGCAGAGGATAGGCGTATCTGTACCCGCCCGCTGGAGCTTGTGCGTTCTGCTGCAAAGCGACGCGAGTCTTGGCGAACTTCCATTCGCGCTCGCTCAATACCTCCTGCAGAATCATGTCCCAAACGACATTTACCTTGATAGCATTGGGAGTTTGTTCAGTCAGAGATCCTATGGTTCCTCTCGCGCCAATGCGCTGCAAACTCATATTGGCTATGGCGGCCGGCGAATAGTTCAAGGCTCCCCCTTAAAGAAAAAGAGGGACGAGGCCGTTGAAGCCGCGCCCCTCGGTGAATGGTGAACCGTTCTAAGCCGCTGCCATTTCGGCTATTCGCGCCTTTTTTGCAGCGCGTCCCTTTGCGAGTGCTGCCGCGAGTTGAGCCTTGCGTTCAGGAGTCATCGGCACCTTGCGCTTGTCAGTCTTGACCGGCTTGGCCTCGACAACTTCCTTGATGGTTGCCGTTGCCACAGACACAACAGGCTCGTCTTCCGGTTTTGGAACCTTTCCCTCGTGACCGGGATACTGGAAAAGCCATTCGCCTCTAAGTGTCGTCAAGGTAGCCAGTTGGCTATCTGTGTCGATCTCATAGAGGCCGTCAGGCAACGGCCCAGCATCGGGATTGTACGCTTTGCTGGCCTGACTATCCCAGGCAAACGCAAGGCACTTAGCATGAACAAGCATTATTGCTCCCCTCCACACTTCGGTCCCCACCATGAATAGATGGAGCCAACATATCCGTTGTTGGCCGGTGTGTTGACCGCATTCCAGCGAAGGAACTCAAGAACCGAGTTTCCTGCAACCGGAATCCAGTAGTGCGCCCCCTGGACTTGCAACTGCGCGATGGTCAAAGACCGGGTGGCAATGATGTTGGTTGCATTGGTGGTTGACCCGCTCTCCACATTGAAAGCAATGCTGGTGAGCGAGTTCCCGTAAACCGGACCGGAAACGACGATGTGAACGCCGAACGGGATTCCGCCATCGCCCACAACTTCAGGAGGATAGGAGTATCCCTTCTCGGTCAAAGACGGGAATGCGGAGATCAAGGGGTTGGATGTGCCAGGGTTCGGCGCTCCAAAGTCAATCTCCAGGTTGCTCTGCTGTGAGGTTGCCCCGACGACCAGCAAGTCTCCCAGGAGCGCAGGGGTTGCGAGAATGGTTGCGCTGGCTGACAGTTGCGGGTTGCTGACGGTGTAGGTGCCAACTCCGTTTGCGGCGGTGATGGCGGTAATACCCGTCACGATGGTAGGGCCGTTGGCTGTAGAGATGTTAGCTCCCGTAAGAGAGTCCCCTACAAGAAGCTCAGACCCGGCAGCGCCAGCCGTGATGGTCAATACTCCGGTCGTAGCAATCGAGCCGGTAAACGATTTGGCGGTGGAAGTGATCGGCCCAAAAGCCGACGTTCCAGAGCCGTGAAACATCTGCATTGCGTCTAAAAGCATGGTGATCTCCTTATAGAGACATCGGCTAGCTGATGATGGTTTCCGAGTTGGAAATCTTTTCGGCCATAACGACCTGAATTCCTTGGAAGCGCGTAATGCGACGCGATCCCCAGATGTCGCCGGTCTCCGCGTTTTGCGTGTAGTAGGCGTTGGTCTTCTGCGAGACCGCTCGGATGTTCATCTCGTTCAGAATGGTGCGACTGCACAGAATCACCGTGCCGGGAGCATTACCCGCACCAGGAAGATTGCCCAGGGCCTGAATGAGCAGGTTCTCATCGAAGCCACCCGCCTGCAATGGAATCGGGTTCACGTTGGCAACGCGTTGAGCGCAGCGTTCGTCAACGATCTGGATTCCCAAGCTCCACTTGCACTGAGTAACATACGCCATCAACGCCCTGGATTGGCCGAGAACTCCGCTCAAGGCGGTGGCCATTGTCCACGGAACTTTGCCGATAGTGTTGATTTCCAGACCTGCGGGAGTACCTGCGGGGTAGATTGCCTGCACCTTGTCTTTTCCGAGTTCGAGAGCCCAGATGCTTGTAGCGTTGCCGGAGGTCAGCCCGCCGTTGTAAGCATTCGCTGGCCAGCTTCCGTCTCCGTTGGGAACCGATTCAAGGTTGTTGATTCGTGTTGCCAGACCCCTTATTCCGCCAAGATCGGTAGCCGGGTTTCCGTAAAACAATACGGATTCGATTTTCTGCTTGAAGCCCTCGATCTTGTTGCTGATCTGGTCCGACATATACGCCGAGGGGTCGGGTTGAAGATCGGCAAATGCCGCGTCTTGAACGTCCCAATTTTCCCACATGGCAATATCGTCGGTGATGTTGGTGTTCTTGGAGTTCGTAATCACTGCCGCTTCATTGAACCGGCGCGTTGCAGGAACGTCCAGGTAGTCGGTGCGCCGTGCGACGTTGAAGAGCATATTGTTGGCCGGGACGAAAGGCAAGAACTCAAGCAAAGGGCAAGCGCGAGCAAGCACCTTTGCGGGCTGGACAAACATTGCACGCGCATCCGAAGACGAGTAGCTGTTGATTACGTCCGTCATCGTGGTGTAACCGAGTTGCGAGGCATCTGCCATGGCGATAATCTCCCTTTAGAGAGACCTAAATCCTTGCTGGCGGAAGATTGAATTTACTCAAATCGTACCCGGCTTTAGGCGCTTCCGCCCTCTGCCCTGTCCCGCGCAAAGATGAATCCTCTCCGGTTTTTGCGGCCACGTTCAACAGGAATCGCATCATCGTGGTTCGGTTGGCGCTGCTTTCAGTTGCAAACGCTTTGTCGAATTCGACTTCTGTTTTTCCCCATTGCTTCCATAGCCGCGACACGAGCACTACACTCGCATCATATTTGTCGCCCAACTCGGTTTTCAGGGTTTCAGCCGCCTTGGTATTCTCTGCGAGAATCTTGGCGTTATGCGCTTCCACCATTGAGGTCAACTGAGCATTCAATTTAGATTGAAGAGCTTGAGCGGTTTTCTTGGGAATCCCCTCAGAAAACAAGGTGTCCTCCCAATACTTGTTCCACTCAGGTGCATTCTTCTTTTCAGGGTCCAGCTCATAACCTTCCGGCTTATCGGGCCGTCCGAGTGAGGTATAGAATTTATCGCGCTCTTCCGGCGTCGCATTCTCGCCCAGTTTGGGGATCGAGTTCGCCAACTTCCCCTCGTACTCTTTGGCTTTGTTCGCTGTTTCGAGATGGGCCTTTGCAAAGTCTCCCACCGTGCGATACGGCTTGAAAGCCTCATTGTCTCTGAGGTCGCTAGGCAAACCCGCCAACCATCCCGGCGTCTGCGTCTGCTGGTTGCCCGTGTTTCCGGTCGTTTCACTTCCCGCTACGGGTTGATTTACGACAACTTCATCTGGCATTTACTGCTCCTTCAAAAAAGTACGGGCCAATAAAAAGACGAAGCAGGAGTGGATGAGCACTCATCTGCTTCGTCTGGTATTGCTTGCGTCCGAGGTAGGTTGGCCGACTTTCCCCAGAACCCGAATTGTGAGAAACCAAACTCTATCCGTTCCTGAGCATCACACCGCCGTTGTTCCCGGTATGCACGATTTCAGACATACTGCCGGTTGCGGCCAGGAATGGAACGACTGCGGTATTGGTTGCGTTTCCTGCGATCTGTACGGTGACGCTATAGGTCGCCGTCGCCAGATTCCAGAGAAAGAAGTGATGCCCCGGCTGGCAGGTGGGGAGAACGATCGTCACAGCCCCGGTCGGGGTGATGGTGATGAGGGACGCGCCGGCCTGCTGCGCATTGAGAGTGATGGTGCTGGCTGCTACGGTTCCAAGGTCAAGCTCGCCATATGTCTCAAGACTCGCCTGCGTCTGAGTAGGTTTGGCGACAAACCCGCCGCGCTCCGTAGGAATGCGTAGTGCATCCGCTCCCGGCCAGTTCACACCTTGATACGTTGGACTTGGATTCGACATCTCAATTTTCTCCAATCATCAATAGAGCATCAACTTCGCTCATCATACCACTCATACGGGCAATTGCAATACCCACATTGTACTCAATCCGCTCCACTTCGTTGTTCAAAGGAACGCCGAAGTGATTTGAAACGAGTATATCACCAAGCACTTTCCGGCCCTCAGCCGAGCTAAACACGCTCCGGTAATACTGACGCATCTTCTCATCGGCAAACTGTCTGGCGTCTTCTTCCGGAGCATATTCGATCATTCCTTATTCCTCATCCACCAGGCGATTGCCTCAAGTTCTTCTGCCGAAAAAATTCCGTCAAGCGTTGCCTCTTTATCACCAGGGTCCCAAGCTAAATACCATCCAAGAGAATGCAGTTGATTATTTTTGGGCGGGCATCCTGCTCCGATACAATCCTTCAAAATCTCTGTTGCTTTCGCTTCGTCCATCATTCTCCCGGCTCCTTCCCGGCACCCATCATAGTTTTGAGTGGGCTGTCCGGCTCTGCTGCCTTGCCAGCCAGTGCCGCCGCCTTGGCAATCTTAGGTGCGTTCTCAATCTGCTGCTGCTTTTCTTGCTGTTTCTGGGCCATCTGTCGTATCTCTGCAATGGCTTTCGGATCACGTAGACACGTAGCTGGACCTCCTACCGCGTCCCACGCCTCTCGCACCATCTCGTCTGTGTCGAGAGCGTGCATGGCGAGAGGGTCGAACTGGGTGATCGACGTAACCAGCGCCACGCCGGATTGAATCGCCCGGACCTTCGTTACCCTGGTCTGTGCCTGAGACAAGAGGCCCAGGTATTGAACCTTGATTGGCTCATGCTCGGAATCTTGTAGAATTTGCGGAGGTTCCGGTATGCGGCCCGCCCGCGCCTCAATGTCGTACACCCTGGCAATCATGGGGTTGAAGCCTTCCGATTGCAGGTTGCCGACGATGGTTCCGAGCAGCGCCGCCTTCTCTGTCATCAACTCATTGATCTGCGCCGTCACCATGCGCTCTGTAGCGCCGCCCTGCGCCAACTGTGTAAGAAGCGTGAACACATCCGTGTGGAAGTGTTGGTTGATGATCTGCGCGACTTTGCTCTGATACTCCGTATTGAAGGGAAGGTTTTGAACGCCGTTCGTCAAAGGCTGAGGCATGATCTGGCGAATGTCGCCACGGTTGGTGGGGATGAATGTGAGGCCGTTCGGGCCACGCTGAATCTTTCCGCGCTGATCCTCATACGCCACTATCGCAGGCTCTGCCGCTTTCTGGGCAGTAATCAGATT